AATTCTCTAACTCCATCTCCTATAACCATTCTCATCCATATCATGTGAACAAAATCACCCACACAAAATAAACGAGTTTTTCCAAGATCAACACGCTCAAGATCTCGAACCTCATCCTTAAGACAAGCAATAGTTATCAATTTTGGAATCTCTCCCCGTTCTACGGCTGCAACAATTCTATCAATTTCTTGTAGAACAACAGGATGAATCCAAGTACAAACCCCTGTATCTTTGTCCACTTTAAAAGCATCTTTTCTCTTTATTTTGAAAGTTCTTAAAAAATAACCTTCAGATGTTTTAGAATCAACCTTCCCAAGAATTCCAGTAGAGAGTGCTTCATAAGGATTAAGACGTCTAAGAGGTTTGGAAGGAGTAATATTACCAAAGAAACCTTCGGTAGTATCACCAGGAGCTGAAGATTCATAGTTAATAAGCCAAGAGGGAGTAGCATTAGATTTGTCCACAGAGAAAAACTTGTGGCAAGCTTTTTCAAGGGGGGAAAGCCACTCCGCTCCATTCCAAAATGGTTTTAAATGAGCAGGAGCTCCTACCAAATTCTCATGGAGACTAGGTTCTCCTTCAGGTCTATTAAATACGCTAGGTACAATTCCCGTTTCAGTCGGCATAAACATAGGCTTTGCTAAGGTAGCAACACAAAGAGAACCCTCATATTTTCCCTCTTTAGCAGGTCCAAATGTCTTTTCAACTTCAGGAGAAATATAACAACCAGCAGGAGTATGACAGGAATAAGGCATATGAGCGTCACTAATTTCCCAATTCCCTCCATTCCAAGTCACCTTACGTTCATGCCATTCATTAGACTCCCAATCAAAATAATGTAACATCTCGTCTTTATACAACGGTGTGAAATAAGAATCAAAAGGAGTTCCTGCCATATGCATACCTAAAAGATACTGTTTACCAGAAGCATGGCTCATATCGATATATACCTGGCCGCAATAACCAAACTGACTCGGAGAACCATGAACTAACCACGAGTCTTCAGTATCTTGAAACTGTGAAAAGTTACCATTATCGTCATAAATACGCGATTGAGTTGGCATTTTAACAACAGATCCAGGGTTGTACACAGGCATAATACCTTTAGATGACTGAGAAACTCTAGCGATCTTATCAGGAAGGGACCAATGCTCCTTCAATCGCATATAACCAGTCAAATCAGCGGCAGGAGCTAACACTCGAGGATGCACGTGAACATACACAAGATCTTGAGAAAGATGGTCGCTCGTGTCATAATCACAAAACCTAAAGACAAACAATCGTTCATCTATTGTGATAGCAGGAACATCACCATGAGCTTCAATCACGATTTTTTCACATCCATTCCCTTCGATCTAAGAACATGAGCATTTAATATTAAAACTACACCAGATTGAACAGCCGTACAGGTTACAGATTTCAAGCCATCATAAACTAGAGTTATAATTCGATAATTCGCTCCCATCTTCCATGCTCGAGCTATAGAATCATCTTCTCCTCCATGAGCATTGACCCTTGGATCAACGTGTTTCATCGGAGAATGAGATGATATATGAGGTTTGTGTGTTTTAGGATCAAAAGGAGTTCGATGCATCTCAGAGTGAGAAGATACATGAGGCCTATATATTTTAGCATCAAACGGAGAACGATGCATCTCAGAATGTGCACCAATATCAGGCCGATGTGAAGCTTTCCTTTCCATTTTCTGTTCCCTGGTAAGAGTAGGTCCACGTCTACCATGCGCAACAGACTCAGAATAAATTTTACGCTCTTCATCGGACCAAAAACACGTGTAAACCACTCCAAACAATATACCGACAACTAGAGCCGATATAGCTAACCACTTATAAAATGAATTCTTCTGAAACATTTCCATACAAGAGACATATGAATCTGCTGCGTTTTTCTTAAGAAGATTCCATCTATCCGTCCAACTGATACTAGGAATTTTACCCTGAAGATAAGCCATGTCATGATATCTTAATACCATATCAAACATAAGACTTCCTTCCATACTATGAACCCGGGTAAATAAGGCAGGCGGAAGTCTATTTGTCATTCTATAAATAGAATTGCAGCAAACAGATTCCGTTACAGACAACCAGGTAACTGATCCATCGTCTTCAGTATAAAAATACAGACCTACCGCTTCGTCATACATCGGAATAATTTGATCAACACTATGGAAAGGGGATTTTCCATATTTCTTCATAAGCAATTGAATCATTACGGGATCTGGTTTACGAGCAGAACGTAATATAGTTCGAACGTCCTGATAGTCACACTGATACAAAATACTGCGAAGAGATGTTATTGAACCACAGTCTATAAAATGACCCTGAGCATAAGTTCGAAGTCCCACTTTATAATTGTGGGATACGAAAGCGTCCGTCTCAAAATAATAACGATCGAGAGGATGGAGACTATTTAAATCACCATTGACAAAAAGTGGAGGTTGTGAAAGCTCAGAATTAAGATTCCACTTAGCTAAATACACGGCAACCAAAGGCAATTCCTTCCCTCTTGTAGTACGAGCGACAAAATTTGCGGTGGCTGAAATTTCCTCCCATAAATTTTCAGAGCTTCCATTCATCTGACGAAAAGTAGATGCTAATTCCTCCCGTTGAGAACGACGTTCACAGACCGCACCTTTAACTTTAGCCCAATTAAACATATGAGCGTCAGACATAGAACAAGTATTGTCTTTCTTTGAGGGATTGGTAATAGCCCCAGCACTTATCAAATTCATAAAATAAATGTGACGTTCCGTAGTATCTTCATAGGGTCTATTCCATTGTTGTCGAAAAGTTCTTCTATCATAAGGATAACCCAATTTCTGGTAGGCTATATATTGCTTATCAAAATCACGACCTTCAGAAATAAGATCCATAATACAATCTGACTCAGCCTTACAAGCAGAAGAAGGAGGTACAAAAGATAACCTGTCGGGTAAACCTAACATTTCACTAACGACATAGGACTTTCCAGCAACATCACTTTTAACTTTACTGAAATAATCCTCAATTGTCTCTTGTTTATCAATAACCGTGTACAAGGAAACATCATGCTTCTCTGGAAGAGATATTGCAGGAGGTACCTTATCATTAACCAACTCTGAAATTTCTTCCATTTTCTTTATTGTAGGATACCTGTCATCATTCAATTGAGGAACGGGCAACTTAGAACCAAGCGAACCTTCTTTTACATTGTTAATTCTATCAATAAGTTCCTTAGTCATAGCAACCATAATCTCTTCAAAGGTAAAATCCATAAAACCTCGAGCCTCAAACTCAAAATTCCGAGATCCCGCAGTATGATGCTCGTCCTTGAAATGAATCTCAAGATGACGACAAATTGCATGGTTCCACTCTGTTTTCCACTTTTTATCGGGACAGTAAACTCTAAAACTCCAAGCAGAATTCGCATTAGTAATAATGTTATTGGTCAAGACAAAATCACAATTGCGTATTACGGAAAGAGGAAAAGTCATACGTCGGACAACAGCCTCCGGATTATCTACGCCATGCGGCTTATGCGGATCCATCAGCTTCTTAATCGTAGCATTAGTTGTTAAAAAGGCAATATAAGATTGAAAGAAAACCATCCCTTTATCCTCAAAAGGCATGTGTAAATTATAGACGTTATTTTCACACATATTCATTATCATTCGCAATTCTTCGCCTTTTTCTTGTGGATTAGTAGAAGAGAGTATTTCGTTCATAGTCATATACAACTGATTCCGATATCTCTCCCAAAAAGGAGATCCTTTGACCTTCTCATAAACTAATCCGGGAGACCAACTAGGGAGATCACAAATATAAGACATAAGCATCTTATGTAATACTTCTGGCATAGCTTTAAGCATAGTAGACTTACCATGTCCACACTTTCCATCCATCCAAACCAAAACCGTTTCAATTCGATTCTTATACATTTCAGCATCAGCTAAGGCTTGTTGGTGGTGCATCATAAGCGTATCATAGGTCTTCATAAATCTAGTAAACAAAGGAGTTCCCTTCATAGAGGAATGAATAGACTTTAGATTTTTAGCCTTTCCCAAAAGGTCTGCAAGTTTTCTCGTATAAACAGGATCCTTGAGCACTTTTTCACCTAAAGAAGGTGTTTCAGTAAAATCCCAATATTCCTGAAGAAATTGATCAAAAGCTTCAACTTCCTTCTTAGAATCAAAGAAATGTTGACCTGAAACTTTAAAATATATATAATCAATTACATTTTTCAAGTCCTCTTCAAAACTTTCAATCATAGGAGCTCCACGTCCAACAGCATTTACAAATGATGACATATTGCCTCCCCATCTAGGATCTACCATCATAACAGCAATAAAACCAGCTGCCGTGACAAGAGTAGAAGAAATACCGTGGGCATCAGATATCGTTCTCTCTGCAGTGAGACTAGCTTCACAAGAAACTTGGGTTCCAATGAAGTCTATCGCTTCTTGTACACGAACTGACACATTAAAACCCATCTTTTGCAGTGCATAAACGAATCCTAACTTCATCGCAGAAAACGATAGTTGAACTGTTCTACAAAGTACATAGAAAGCCATGACAAAAAATAAGACAGTGAGAGCAGTGACCATGCCATCACTGTCTGATCCGACTACGGCATCCCACAGAGTTTTAACTGCGGACTTAATAGACAAGAATGCTTTTTTAAAATACTCATAGGCACCTTGTATAAAAGAACTTGCAGACTGGGCAACTATACTATCAATAAAATCACCCATATACTGAGGCCAGTTTCCTAAAAACGAGACAATCCCATCTTTAAGAGCATCTCCAAAAGTACCAAGAACCTCAGAAGCCTGTTCCTTAGTAGGAGCAAGAGATTCAAACAGTTTATCCTTCATACCAAACATATGAGCAACAGATTCGGAAAAATCTCCTTTCCTCACCTTAGAATTAATTGCTCTTCTATTAGAATTAGGAGATTCAGGAATTTCTCGTATTAAACGTGCCGCGGACTCATGATCATCCTTAAGAATTGCTAACATGTTACAATGTTTCTTCTCCCAGACGAAATAACGCTTCATGAGATTATAAAAATTATTGTACTTAAGGTCAATCATGAAACATTTTGCTAACATTTTATAATATAATAACCACGTAGAAGTTGCGTTTGTCCGACATGGTTTCTGAGTTAAAAACTGACCTTTATGAAAGGTAGGCAATGTCATTCGCTTATGAATAGCAAAATACATCTTTCGATAGATAACGTCAGATTGAGGAATAGTGTTTTTATACAAACCTCCATGAAACAACATGTTATTAAAGGAAGAGAATCCCTGATACAAAACTTCCACATCAAAATCTCCCGAACAAACATCTGAAAATAGAACTCTTAACAATCTACGATACTTAGGGGGCAAAGATTCTTCCTTAGGACAATCCTTAAAATAATAAAAGGGTTCCTTAGAATGTGGATTTCGAGTTCCAAAACCGATAGGATAAATAATATTATCCCCACTTTTATTCATATTTCGAAGTTCTGAAAGTTTTCTAGAAGTATCATAGTACATATGAGCATCTGGATGTAAAATATCATACCGAGTCTGCAAAATTATCTTACGATTTTCTGGAGTCAACAGAGACAACCGTAACAAAACGTCCGGAGCATAACAAGACAAACAACAAGGGGCGTTCGCAAACAAAGTTTCGGGTTCAAAACTTCCTACGGGCTTAAATTCGAAGCATTCAAGACACGCGACTCCAAGTCGATCTCGAGCCAAACGACATGAATTACAAACAGGATTATCAATTTTCTTCATCTTTTTAAGAAATTGCGGAGGTTTCTGATCTTCATAGCAGATTGAACATGTAATAAGACGACGATTCATATAACAATTAGAACATTCTTCTATGTTCTTGGTAAACATCGTCAAAGGGCATGCGTGCCTACATGTTTTACACATTCTACGATCCAAATGTATATTCGGTGATGAGTTCTGAATACCGTAGCAATCTGCACATCGACGAACAGTATTAGGTCGAGATCTTTCTATTTTAGGCCATTTATCCAAAGTCTTATTTTGTCTACAACCTTCACAAAACCAAGTTGACAGAATTTTCATAGTGGCTAAAATACTAGTTGGGTTATGTACGGGACCTCGAGATACAACACAATCAACACAACGACGATAAGTTATACCTTTAAAATATTCTTCATTAGACATCATCGTGTAGGGAACTGATCGTCGACACAAAGAACAAATACATTCAGGTGGACGTTCAGTGTTAAATGGCTGAAAAACTTTCATTCCATAATCTCCCATTACCTTATTCGCACTTAAGGAATCATAGGAGTTTTCAATTTGAGGAGTTTTCTTCTCCTTATAAACCCCGCCCTTAACTGTTGAGACCGAAAATTCTTTCGGCTCAACCCCCTTAACTACCTGGGCGGGAACTACTACACAGCTCTCATCTTGAGAGCGGGCTTCTGGAGTATTCTCTACAGAAGACTTAAATCGCAAAGAAACTTCGCAAGGATCAGAAGATCCAGCGAAACTAATTGTAACAACTTTATCCACGAATTCACTCATTTTTCATATAAAAACTCAAAATCATGGATGGAGTGGGCCTTTCCGCGGCCAGGACGGTGCCGTGACTCTCACACGCGCGCTTCTTTTCTTCACCATTTTTCTATTACAATTTTATATTTTCTTTTTCGAAATATTAATGTCGGGACTCAATTTCTTATTGGAACACTACTTCTAATGATGTATCGAATATTGACTTGACATGCCGGATACTAGAAATGTATTAGTAAAGGATCTTAAGAGTTCGCACCTAACGAACAAAGCCTCACCAAGTTTGTTAATATCAATCATTGAAATCATTTATCAACCTTATTGGCGTCCTAAATTTCTGCATAATACAAAGCGAATATATCCAGTCCAGATACGTGAGAGACAGGGTGGTAATTTCGGCTCCTCATTCCTTAATCGGAATTTTTGGACCTATTCTAGCATTGCCTGACAGCTTACACGCACTTCGCATCTTAGTCGCAATATATGAAAATGATACATCATGATGCTCTTCTCTTAGACAATAAGAAAGAATTTCATGACATAATACGTCTATTTTATAAACAGTGGTACAAAAAAGTAGAACCACTCTACTTTCTTGTATCACTAATTCAAAAGAACCTTGAAGAGTTGGAAAGAAGTCCTTCCAACTATCCAAAGATTTGTAAAAATTTGAAACTATCTAATCCAAAACTATCTAAAACAGAACTCATATCATCAAACCACTTGATGACACGAATACTAAATTAAAGTAAGAGAAAGAATAAAACAACTATCTAAAGATACGTTGAGAAATAAATTTCCTAACGGATCAAAAACTGGGCCCATTTTGTCCTATAGGGCCCGTAAAAATATGATATAAAATACGATCGAGTGGACTAATCGAAAGTTGCTTTTCTGGTACAATGATAGGTACTATCATTCCTCTTTGAAAATTGAACATAATAAAGCATAGATTATGTCTAGAACTCAATTAAGTATACTCATAATTATTACATGCATTCAGTTTAACAGCAGCACATAACAAAAACGAGCATCTTAAGAATTCTAGAGAAGGGTGGTG